GAATAAAACAAGATATCGTTCTCGTCCATATTGTGTAGTATTTTATTGATGAAATAAGATTTCCACAACCAATATCCAGCACCCCTCTTTTGAGACAAGATGCCATCATGGCGTACTGCAAATTCTGAGTCAATCTCCGAACGACTCATTTGATACACCACATTGAATCCTGCTGCAAGACCACTTTGGCTGTTCTTGAACTGTGATTCCAAGAACTTGCCGTCTGCGTAGTTGAGAAGAATTTTCACTGTTCGTCCTGTGGTACCAGAGAAGTGGTTGTCTGCGAACTGTAGATGTATCCGTGGAGCGCATCCTCAATGTGATGCTCTGTCTGAATCTTGGGATACAGCCGCATGAGCCAGTCAATGTCTTCAGAAGACTGACCGTTGGCTCCGTACACAGGATTGAATGCCTCGCTCTGTGCAATCTCGCGCCTCCACAGGCACATATGGTACGGAGGACGCTTGATGTCGCCAAGGAAGCCGTCTTCGTCCCGCCACAACTGCCCGTGGGGATTTCCGATGCCGAACTCCACATCCATTGGTTCGCCGTTGATGCTGCACCACTGGTTGAACGAGATGCAGTCCACATCGTTCTCGTCAATGGCAGTCAGTATCTTGCTCATGTAGTCCTTGCTGACGGCATCATCATCGTCCAAGAACGCAATGTACTTGCCCCGTGCCATTTGCAGGAGGTCATTACGCTTCTCAGAAATGCTCTTGGAGCGATTGTCCAACAGCACAAGAATCTCCACTGCCTTGCCCTGTCCAAGCGCATCAGCCTGTTCCTGAAGGTGCTGCACAGCAGCCTTCATGGAATCAATGCGTTCGGGAATGGACAGCATTAGAATGCTTAACTTGATTTCACTTGCTGGTACTGGCATAATATTTCCTCACTGAATGTTTGTGATCCAGCAGCCTTCGCCCCAAGGATCATCATATGACTTGTATCCTATTCCGTAACGATCTGTATACGAATCAGTGCCTTCTCCCAAGACTTCATGGACTGCTCGGCGTACATCTTCACACCATCCGTAATCGTGACCTGCCAAAATACCCCCGACTTTCATCTTGGGAAGCCACGCCTCTATGTCAGCCTTTACACATTCGTATCGGTGATCACCATCAATGAAAACGAAATCTAGTGAATCGTCTTCGTATGTGCTAGCCATCTCAACCGAATCTCCACGCTTTGGTGTGATGATGTGCTTTACACGGTCGGTATTTGAGAGAAACTTCTCGTATAGAGTTCCCGACTTGACCCATGAATCGGCTTGATGTGGATCTTCGGTTACACTGCCGTTCCATGTGTCCACACAATCAAACTGAATGGACTTGCCCGAATTATGAATTTCTACTGCCATGAACGCAACAGATCGTCCCTTCCAACAACCAACCTCCACAAAATGACTGTTGGTCGGAAAGTGCTGAACCATAGCCCAATACAGATTGGGGTATGTGAAATACCCTTCTTCAAACATGGGGTCTTGCCAGTAGTGGTCTAGTTTAGCGAGTTGTTGCACTAAACATTGCCTCCATGTCAAACTTGTTTGCGGCTCTACGCTTGAAAGTCTCGCCGTCCACACCGTACATCTCTGCGTTCTCGTTACGAGCGTGGAGGGTATCAAACGGCTCACTTGTCCACTGATGCTGAATAATGCACAGATCGCAACGGCGCAGTTTGTTCAACGCAGCGCAAACCTGTGTCTGCTCGTTGTCGCAGTACAGGGACTTGTATTCAGGATTGTAGATGTAACCAAACTGCTTGTACAGCGGAAAGCCCATGACCGTGAGAGTCATCAGCGGGTCTTCCTTGGGGCGCAGCCCGTCCCAGAACTTGATGGCTCCGTCAAAGTCAGGGAAGGTGTTTTGGAATGCAGAGAAGATGATGTCATCGTAACCCATCTGCACGGGCATCATGTCATCAGACGCAAGCAGCAGCACATCGCCGTCCACGCCTTCTAGGTTGGCGTTGCAGGCTTCAATCTTGCTCTTGGAGTGTCCGTAGAAGCACTCAATTTGTGCGTGTCGTGCGCGAGTAGCAATCCACTGGTGCATATCGGGATTGTTCATGGTTGGATCATCCTCGTCCATCGTGAGGATGAAGCGCACATCGTTACGCCCACTCAAAAAGGTGAGGTAACGGGTGAATACGCTCTTGAATTTTTCAGGTCGGTTCCGCGTTGGGAACTTGATCACAAGTCGGTTCATAATATATCTCCTGTTTCACTCGTCGGTCTTCATCGTTTTCTTTGACCGCCCTATGTGGTATTTAGGGCAGAGTTCCCACTCGCCCTTTTCCTTAAACGGCAGAATCTTTATTTTGTTCAGAGGAACCTTGTCCATGATCTTGGTTTTGTCCACGATCTTGATCAGCCCCCACTCCTCAAGCAGACACGCAATAGTGTTGCGCCGCCCGATGTCTTCAGAGTTGATGGAGGTGGGTAGATCATCCAGCGCAAACATTTCCTTGAAGTGGACAATGTAATACTTGCCCTTCTTGTGAAGGATATGACATGATTGCCAGAGTTTCTTTTCGGTTCGGGAAGACACGCCAATGCGGGTCAGGGTTTCACGGACTTTCAAAAAGTCATCAGGCTTTTGTAGGCTAACCTCTAGTAGATCACCTGTTTCAAGGTCGATGTACCGCTCGTCTTGTTCCATGTTCTGTTCACTCCTGAAATAATGTCAACCGACACAGGAGTATTTAGAACAGGGTTACTTTCCACCTTTTGCCACCGCAGCCACGATCTCCCCTATCTGCTCTTCAGACAGCACCAGAAGGGCTTCCCGTGCCTTTCGGGTGGAGATACCGTAGTACTCCACAAGAGCCGCCACACGGTCATCCTCCTCGCGCTTGATCCACTTGGAGAACCGCTTGCGGGGACGCACCGCACCCCGCAGGAAATCAAAGTGCATTTTTGAATCCAAGTGGGGACGGGTGTTCATCTCGTTTGCGGCAAACAGCGTGTCGGGGAAATACGACAAGCAGCGCGTCACCACGAACGGAGGATACGACTGCTTGGTGTACGACTCGCTCTCGTCCAAGAGCGGTTCCTTGTTCACATTGATTGCATTCAAATAATCAGACAGTTGGTGGCTCACTTGAACTTTACCTCCATCATCAACTGCACAAGGCAAGCCGTGAGATTGATCTCTGCGTCCGCCGCAAACGCCGCCTTGTACTGATAGTCGCCAAGCACAAGAATGGCTTGGGGAATGGAGCCGCCTTCCACAGTCTCGTACAGCCCATCGTAGATGGCACGGTAGATGCGGGTCTGATCGTTATCCAAGTTCTCCACCACCCACTTGCGGACAGCACCAAAGTCCTTCGTCTTCATGGACTTTACAAGGGTCTTGATCTGTACATCCCCAAGGGTCTGTAGCACACCCACATCAATCTTGCCGCAAGCAGCGTATCGCTGAAGTTCATTCAGGGTACGGCGGAAGTCAGGAAAGTGCTTGGTGATGAGTTGGGCTACCACCTTGGGATCGTACTCCACGCCTTCCGCATCAAGGATTTCCGTAGCCCGCTTCAGGAACTTCACAGCAATCTGTGCCTTCTCCTTGGACGGAATACGGAAATCAATGCAGGTGCATCGGGAGTGCAGCGGCTCAATCACCCTGTTCTTGAAGTTGCAAGTCAGGATGAAACGGCAGTTGTCTGAAAACTCCTCAATGAAACCGCGAAGGGCGGGTTGAGTGGACTGTGCGTTTGAATAGTCAAACTCGTCCAAGATCACCACCTTCTTGACCCCATCGGTCAAGGACACCGTGGAAGCAAAACTGCGAATCTTGGTACGAAGTGTGTCAATATTTCCGTCCTCGGAGCAGTTGATGGTCATGGTGTCACAACCCAAATCATTACAAAGAGCCTTTGCCACGGAAGTCTTGCCACAGCCTGGTCCTCCCGACAACAGGAGGTTCTGTGGTTCTCCCCGTTCGACCATCCGCATGAAACTCTCATGCGTTTCCGTTGGCAAAATGCATTCCTCCACGGAGCGTGGACGATACTTCTCAACCCAAAGACCCTTCACGGTTTCTGTAATCACGAATTAAGCCTCGTATGTGGAATCGGCGTTCAGAGCAATCCAATAAGTCAGGGGTTCATTCTTGTTGGAGAAGGACGACACAACCTTCTCCGAAATCTCTACGGTGTAGTCGCCAGGCAGAATCTTCAGGTTGTCTACATCAAAGATGAAATCAAATGTGGCTTCTGAAGTGTTGTCACCCACATCCAACGAGTAGAAGTTGGAGGTGACATCGCCCTTGTCCGTGGCAGCAAGTTCAATCTTCTTGCCGTCCTGCGAAGAGCGCACACAAATCTGTCCCACCTGAAGCACGGACGCTGCCTTGATGATATCAGCAAAGTCCTTTGCGGTCAGGTCAAACTTCACCACGGAAGACGGCATAGAAATCTTCTTGTTCGTGGAAGTGACAAGACGGGGATCGCAGTAGTAGTAGCGAACACTTGACTTGCCGCTCTTCACGGTGATAAAGTTCTCGTCAAACACGAACTCAGGTTCCTTGAACAGACTCACCGTGCCAAGGAACTTGTTCAGATCCCAAATGGCAAACAACTTCTCAAAAGTCTCGTCCACCTTGGCTTCCGCAAGAATGTTCTTGGTGGAGGAAAGGGTATTCAGAGTGTTGCCCTCGTTCACGATAATGCCAGAGTTGATACTGGCAAAGTTCTTCAGGATCTCCAAGGTGCGCTTGGAAATCTTGACTGAATTAGTCTTCGTCTTCGTTGTCATAATCAATATCTCGCTTTCCTGCGTTGTAGTCTTCCACATATCGCTTCAGATGATCCTTTTCATCGTGGCGGCGGCGGCTCTTGTGCTTCTGCTCCACGCTCTTGCGTGCCTTCTTGGCGGCGGGGTCACGGCTGTCGTAATCGTATCGGTTGTCCATTTAAAAGTCCTGGATGTCTCCAACTAGGTTTCGTAGTCCCTTCTCTATCATGTAGTTCAGTATCTTTCCGCGAGAGGGAGTAAAAGGTTTATTCCATTCCGATTCAATCTTTGATTCGTACTCGGACGGAATGTGGAGCAGGTCAATCAAAGTCTTGTTGCGGTTCCAATTGGCTGCGTACTTGTCCTGCACCTGACCCGTTTGTGAATACGCTTGCAGGAATTCATCCATTCGCTTCTTGGTGATGGGCTTCTGCCGCTTGTCTTCAGCCATAAAGCAGTCATCATCAGACAGGATATTTGGAACGCCATCTGAAGAGTCGCCCTTGATGATGTGTTCAAGCAGGAACTGCTTGGGGTTGCCCACCTCTACAAACTTCTTCTGTAGCGGAGAATACTGCGCCACACTAGAGTGGATCTGCAACTGCCCAAAGTCCTTGTCGCCGCTCAAGATGAGAATCTTCTCGGTGGGCGCAAAACGCTTCACCAAGTACGCAATGATATCATCGGCTTCGCAGCCTTGAACAATCATGTTTCGGTACGGGAAGTGTTGGGCGACTTCATCGCGGATGCGGTTGATGATA